CCCTCTTGTCCAGCCTGAACAATCTGTCCGAGTCCCGTCAAAGCTGCTTCACGCTCTAAATCATAGGCTTCTTTTTGAATAGACAAACCTTCATAAAAGTTTGTTTGGAGTTTAGACTTAGCGTCTTCCATTGCTTTACCCGCTGCGCGTTCAGCGGCCTCTTGTTTTTTTCGTTGCTTTCCCGCTTGTACAAAGCTACTTGCTGCTCCTCCCGCGGAGATGGCTAAAGAAGCGGCTGTCGCTATTGTTGCAAATGCTGCCATATTATAGTGCTTTAATCATTTCGTGTGTGTATGTGTCTCCCTTTATATAGCCTAGTTTTTCGTATGTTTTAATAAGACCTTTGTTTTTTAAAAGAGCATATGTGTATTTGTTTCCATTGTTTTTGCAAGTATTAGTGAGTGAATCTACAAGAATTTCTACAGCTTTATGCTTTTTCTTTTTCTTTGTGTATTTTTTATTTGATATTATCCAGTCCACCCAAGCTACTTTTGAATTTGTTATATATATAAAACCTGCGCAAACAGGTACGTCGTTATCTAATACTAATAAACCGCCTTCTCCTTCATCTGGCAAAAAATCTTTTGCCGGAGGCTCCCATCCCCAGTCTTTCCACCAATCAACAAGTGTGTCCTCGTAGTCAGTGGAATTTAGTTTACGAATATTAAACTCCATACTCTAACAAAGATACTAATTTTTACGGATAGCTTTTCATTATCTGTGACTCCACCGCAAAGAGCTCAGCTCTTCCTGGCCCAATGTTTTCTAAAGTCATTAAAGCATAATGACCGAGTATGCCGTGCGACTCAGCTATTGAGTTTTTTAAAGCCATCATCAAAGGTGTATTTGTAGTTGGATTTGTGGCTCCTGATATCGTACTGTCAACTGTTATGGAGCTAGTGTCTATAGTTGTAATTACCCCTGCTAGAGCTGGTGAATTAGTAAACTCATTTAAATAATATAAATAATCTCCAATACTAATTATGGAATCAATTGGAACTACAAATGAAAATACCCTAGGGTTTGTCATTGTAAAACCTGTCGTGCTACCAATTCCATTTACTGATCTAAAATCAAAGTCGGCTAGTGTGGTCGGTGATTGTGAGGTGTTCTTAATAGCCGCGTAGTAAGCACCCTCTTTTAATTCAAACCATGTATTGTTAATAAAAGCCTCATTGTTCATGTCCGTGTTTAAACTTATATTCCAAGGAGAATCTGCCTCTAAGGCTATTGTTTTAAACAATTTATTGTTCAGAGGAGAATCATTTATTACAGTGGTTATAGTGCTGTTGTATTGTACACCATAAAAGTTGTTGCGTAAAGGACTTGTGTTGTGCCGGTACAAATTACCTCCTGAGAAACTATAGAAGTAATTGTTCATACCCACCATATAATCAGGATTGTATGAATAAAAAGATGGCCAACCACTTACACCGTTGCTATATGTGAGCGTATAAAGCTCACCATCAGGTATTTGAGGTGTTGCAATTGGGTTCGGTGATGATGGGATTTGTGCCAAAGCTTTTATATTTTATAAAACAAATATACAAAAAATTAAAGCTGCTATGGTATGGGCGTTGCTGTTGGCGTAGGAGTAGGAGGGATCGGGGTTGGTGTGGGTGTTAGCGTAGGAACAAAGGTTGGCGTTGGCGTAGGGGTAATCTGCGTCCCTCCTATGCATATTTGTGCCGATCCTTTTGTCCTTCCCTCTGGGTCATTAATTATTAAATCAAAAGTCAATACCGTATAATCTCCACTTGGCATAGGGCTAACTGGGTTCGGTGGAAAATAAACTTGTGAGGGTCCAAAACTATAAGCAGGAGACATTAAGGTCTCGGGATAAAACCTAGCATATTCATTACCCAAAGGATCTAATATAACTCCAACCGCATACACTTGACCAGAGCCACTTAACCAATTTGCTCTTATAAAAGGTGACAAACCAGCTGATAAGGTAAGATTGTTAGGCAATGTTATTATTTCTCTATTAGCCACGTTGTAGCTTTTGCCGTCTGCCCCTAGATACTGAGTAATAACAGGAGCCGATGTGCCTGTTCTAATTTCAGCTGTACATGTAATGTAACTCATAAATACAAATTTACAATTTTTTTGCTTTGTTTATTTTACAACTCCCGTTACTTTGTTTGTCCAGCCCTTGGCTTTACTGTAAGGCCACACCACATAACTTGTTGGGTATTGCCCTATAAATTCACTTTCAATCATAATTTCTTTTAACCCTTTCCAGTGTTTAATTGTATCTGGAAGAACATCTTTTCGATACAGTTGTTTTTTGTTTTTATCCTCAAAGATAACCGCTACAAAAGTATAATCATCTTCAGTTAATTGACTGGGTGTTAGGGTTATTTTATATCTAAAAAGTTTGTGATATACTTCTGATCTAATTTTAGGTGGCTTATTGTCTAAAGTAGATTGCTGCACCGTACGATCTTTAAAATTAATACCATTTAACATTTCGTACCATGATAGAGAAGATATAGGTCCTAAGTCATAACCCTTCATTGCGCGCTTTGCGCATGGAGAACATTTCTGATTATCTATTTTCAATAGGGTTTTTACTCTTGTTTTAGATGATTGATCAAGCTTGTCCCACTGATTATTATCTTCCCAATGTTTATGTCGTCCTTCTCTTGTATATTCATGCCACGCAATTAAAGTGTTGGGATGAAACAATTCATATCCCCAACTACTAGCTCTAACTGCTATACTGATTTCTTCACCATGAAAATACAACAACGGATCATGAGGGACTTCCCTACAGAAACCTCCTATTGTAAAAGCAAAATGCCCCGAGTAAAACCTCGCTGGTATAGGGTGTTTAGTATTCTTCTTTATGTGATAAGGCAAAAACAAAGGTATGCCTTCGGGTGTAAATCTATCAAACGACATGCCCCAAGGAACTTTTGATCTGTGCTCAGGATCGTTGTTAGGGTCATAAGAGGGTAGGTAGCTAGTAATCAATGGTTTATTAAAACCTTTTTTGCGTAATCTAAAAAACATCTGGACACATTTATCATCCCAGTTTTTTACAAATCTATGGTGTGAGTCTAGATGTAACGTAAAATATTCGCTAGAGTAATGCTGTTGTATTTGATTTCGAGCCCAACAAGTTCCCATAGACTCCGTATGAGGAATATCTATTATAATAAAACGGGAATCATTTTTAAATTCTTCTAAGGTGTCCCATGTATCCTTAGAACTATGTTGATGAGCTACGCATATAGTTAACTGTTCTGGATACTTAGCGTTTTTTATTAAGCTGTGCAGGGTAGGAATTAATTCAGGGTCACGATAGCTTGCTATCTGAACAAATATAGAATACATTTGATTTGATTTTATGTATCAAATATAATAAATATTAAAACACCGGGCTCCCTCCTCCTGGACCTGGTCCTTGTACAGTACATGCTTGACAATCTGGACCTACATAAATTATTAGATTCATTGCCGGGGTTGTATTTGTAATATATTGAGCTGGATTAGTTGTTTGGTTAACCAATTCCCAACAAACAGCTCCATATCCCGTCGCACCATCGTCTCTATATACGGATCCTGCACCACCTGCATTAAACACAGGATCATTTACCGGGTTTGACGATACACGAAGTTGATTTGTTGTAATATTGCTAAAACTTGGATCGCAAGCTTGTAATATCCAATATGTATCTGTCGGACAGCCCACTATAACACCAGTGTACCCTGGTTGTCCTTCAAGGACACCGTTTACATCTATAAGCTCAAGGTTAAATAACTCTGTTTTACCTATTAACTGACTTGGCGGTAACAAGTTTTGGTTTAAAGTGTATATTGTTGAGCCACCATCATCAGTAATTCTAGTATAACCTTGATAATTTGTTCGTTGGGTTCTAAAATAAAAATCTGATGACGCATCGCTACATCTAGTTAACTGTATTACAAGCTCGGTAGTGACGTTAAATGAAGGACACCCTGTTTCTCCAGCTAATAAATTTAATGTTAAGTTACGACCTCCTGAATCCTCTAGACGATCTGAAACAGGTATTATACCTTGTCCTGAAATTGTACTGTCATAAGTATAATATTCTTCAGGCGTGGTATTGGTTGTAACAAACCTCTGATTTGTTGTAGGTTTATTAGTTATAGTTCTTAAGATCCATCCACCTGCGGGCGTTGTTCCATCTGCAGCAGAACATCCATTTAATTTGTAATACAATGTAGGCATGCTTGTAGGAATTGGCTGTATAGTTCCGGAAAGCGTATTTACTACAGTCGTACCGCTAGGAGTTGGTGGTATTAATCCACTAGGGTTAGTTGCTGAATATTCAAATGGATTTGGAGCAAACTCAAACCCACTTGCTGGGGTTGCGACTATAACAAAATTATATGGTGTTTGAGCAGGCCCTGTTAGTGTTACGGGTCCTGGTGCTCCGCTACCATCATAACCTGAGCCCGAAAGAGTATAATTTACTCCTAAAGTTCCTACAATATTATTTGTTACAGTCTGTGTTACATCATATAGCGTTGCTGTAGCAGGAGGCGGCGATGCGCAATTGGCACATGTAGTAGCGGCCTGCAACACGCCATTTAGTTGTTCTCGAGAAATTGCAGTGTTTGAATAAAACCCATCTGCAGCTAGCGTAGTAAGACCAATATCGGTATACACAGAAGTCGCTTGGTCTAAGGAGCCCGCGTCTAAGTAAAAAAGTGCTTCAGTTGCCATAGTGTTTTATGTTAAGTTGGACAATTTGCTCTTAAATTCCATAAAGTCCCAGATATCGGCGCATATACTTTTATGGTACAAAATGTTGTTGCAGTTGTTTTTTGAAATGAATATTGTTGATATACGCCCGCCGTTGTTTGAACAGACCCCGTTGCCGGATTTAACCTTTCGGCAATAAATCCACCGTTAGGGACAGTTGGCATAGGAGCTGGACCGTTTGGCGCATATGCTTGACCTGTAAATGATCCGTTATTAGGCTCAGTATAAAAAGTCCCTGTTGAAGGATCAAACCCTTGAAGTGCTCCATGAAGCGCATTGAGATTGGGAGTACCTGTGTATTTTGTATCTATAACTACAGCCCCATCAAATTCCACAATAAGTCTATCTGGTACGCTTTGAGGTGTAAATTCAAACACTACAGTTCCGGTGCCGCTTCCTAATGTATATATTTGTTCGTTAGGATAAGACGGCCCCCCATCAAACCGTGTTGCACTACCACACGGTGTAGTTGTAACCACCGGTATACATCCGCAACACGCATTAAAGGCTGTTGTATTTGTACATAAAGTGGCTGCAGTAATGCTTCTATAATCCCAGATTAAATATAAATTATCATCATCCTTAGTCATAGTAGGCATGGTAAAGGTTGCATAATTAGTGTTTACACCTTGTATGATGGGAGTAGCCTCTGATGAGGCAGCAACTAATGCATTCATGTCTGTCACATTATTACCATAAACGGTGGCACTTCTTAAAAAGCGCAGTTTGTTTGACGCTTGGTTAAACTGGTAGGTATCTGTAGGAAATTGATTGCTTATAATACTAACAATAGCTCCTTCGTCAGGTACCGTGTTTGAGCCTAACGACCCTGTTAATGTTTCGTACTGCGAAATTATTGTTCCGCTACCAGAGTCAAACTGAACAAGATTAGATTGTGTGGGGGATGAAAAGACATTATCTGTCCATCGATATTCATTATGTATTGTTTTGTTAGCATCAGGACTAGTTGTCAGTGCAATATTATAGACAGTAATAAAATTTTCAACAGGACAACTCACAGTAACTTCCGCAGTGTCCGAAATTAAAGCAGAGGTTGAGGCTTCTATTGTCACTTCTGTCTGATCTATATTGTTTTTAGGTATTGTAAAGCTTCCACTTATAAACACTAAACCACTTGTATATTTAACCCCATTATAATATGCATTAAATGTATAGCCAACTCCCGTGTTGGTATCTTGAGTTACCATTGGAGAAATGCCAGCCTCTGTTTCCATTTCCTCTAAACCTCCTGCAGGAGTATTTGGTTCAGTAATAATGTCGTCATTAGAAGCATTTGGTATAATATAAGACACAGTAACTTGTCCTATTGTTTGCCCAACGTCAACACAATATAGGTTTCTTTTCCCTGGTTCTATTAAAATATTTTCCGAAACGTCACACGCCAAACATAATTTAAAATCAAATGTATTTTGTAGGTTTTTAGCCAACACAAACTCATTCATGTATGGGTCATAACCTCCAAGTTTTTGGGTGCCTAATGAGTCAATAAAGAAGTCTCTAAACCACCCACGCATCCCCCGCTCAGAAATAACAGTAAGTTCTTCTTGACCGCTAGACCCTCCTCTTAATCTAATAACTGCACCTCTTTTAGAGTCAACAAAATATTTATCAAACCCCCAGATAGCAAAACTTTCAGGGTTGTTGCTTATACCATACTCTTCATCCCGTGCTATTTGAATCCCTAATACTTGAGGCACACTAGTTAAAGTTCCTCCTCCTGCGGCGTCTGTTAATAAATCTTTTCCTACTGGTACATAAGATATTTTATCTTCTTGTAGTGTAAGAATATCGGTACGTCTAGCGTAAATTTTTCGTATTGGCCCAAAAGAATCTTCTAAAGGACTAAAGTTTGATAGGCCTAAATTAAATTCATTTAACTTGTTAACATTGCTCTCGTCATTAAATACACCACTATAAGTTAAATCAGAAAAACGATGTGCCTCTTTATAAATCTGAGAGGAGGTTGTTGTAGTTCTATTACCAAAGTTTAATGGCTTACCTGTTATTGAATCTCGTACCTTATAACTTTCAATTCCATCACCAAACGCAATACAGTTTGAAAAGCCTGTTTCAATAATTGCGTCTTGAGCTGGAATTAAACCAGAGTTTTGAAAATCAACTACTTGGTTTTGAGAGCTCCCTAAGTGTTGCCCAAAAGCATCGATTGAAAACGTTAAATTGTTTTCATACCATACATCGGGCAAAGCGTCTAGTGGTTGTGTTTCAAATATAATATTAGAATTTGTCCTTACCACTTCAATGTTAACTTCTAAGCTGCTGCTTTTGCTTCCAGAACAGCTACGATCCCCCGTTATTCCTAAAAAAGTTTCTCCGGTTGCGCTTCCTCCCGTTGCGCTTTTAAAGAATTGTAAAAAAAACTGGCCATTCCCTTGACCTGCTAAATCGTTACCAGTGGGGTTTGCAGTTGAAATGTTTTGCAAACTAGAGTTGTAAGAAACAGTGCCAATATAATCGTCTTCATCCGAACCACACCTAAAAGTTGAGTTGGTTTGAATTAATCCTGAGCTCGCTGTGCCTAATCCTTCGTTGTCAAAAAACGCTTTAAAATTTGAATAATTTGCTTTTGCTATAATAGTTTGTTCGTATGTCCAAGTTCTTCTTTCGCAATCTGCGCCACAACTTCTTCCATTTCTAACTGCTAGAATACTTATTTTTACTTGACTTGCAGCAGGTATATCATAATCTAGATATTGACTTGTCCCCGTTCCTCCTGGGTTTTGTACACTAACTGGATAAAATATTTTTGGGTAAGTATTACCTTTTTTACGAGAATTTGCTAAAACGCCGTAACTTATAAAACTACCAAAACTATCTGGTGCGGCAACAGCAAAATTATTAGGAATCATCTTCATGTAGGTCCCCGCTGGTGCCTTGACCTTGTCCCCTGTGGGGTCTAAAGGATTTGTAAACTCTACAAACCCAGTCTCTAAAGTTTCTTTTTCTAAAACAACTGCATTAGTGCAATTTCTTCTAACCCCTACCGCATCTCTTTTAACAATTAAACGGTCACCTGCTTGTACTTTACTAGCATTTTCTCCCTCAAGCAAAAAGTATACTGCGTTTGAATTATCGGATTGAACAAAAGTTGATACGTATATTGTTTCGTATGTGGATTTATCTGGTTTTATACAAAACTTATATTTTGTTGCCCAGAAAGGAGCTATCTGAGCTGAAGGCCCTGGGAGCTGCCCCCCTGGTATGTTAACTGTAATACTGTTTGAAAGAGCAGAGTCGCCACACGATGTGGAAACTGTGTTAAAAGGGCTAACTAAAGCGGTTGATGATCTATTAAAATCATCCATATATATTATACCTACTTCATACCCACGATTACTATGTAAACTGTAATTGTCATTAGAACTGATAAATGAGGATCCAACACTAGTTACTTCAAAGTATTCATAGCTTTGATTTAAGCCATCAATCCACTTCATAGCAACAAGCTGTAAAACTATTTCGTTTGAAAAAGGTTGAGATAATATAGTAAAACCTTGGGGCGAGGTAGTAACACCACTAGCGCTTTTGGTAAACGATCCTAAATTAGTTGGTATAGAACAATTAAATGCGTCTGTAAATGTAAAACCATCGCATGAGTTGGGCACGGTCTGTACATTTGTTGCGTCTCCTATAGCAGAGATAAAATCAGCGTCTTGAGTTAATGAATAAACTGATGAATAATCTCTTAAAAGTTCGTAACTAAAACTAACTGATGTAACCCCAGTGGCTGTAGTGGGGGCTGACCCCACTGCTTGATAAAAAGAATTATGAGTAAATGATAAGTCCCAAGTAATTTGATTACCTCTTTGTAATTTTTTATTTGTTAGATCTACCCCAAAAGTAGAGTTAGGTATGTTTGTAACTGATCCAAAAGTATAATTCGAATTGGTGCCTATAGTCGTATCAAGATCGGTCTCTTGTATTTCTTTTTGAACTAAAGAAGTTTGATAGCTAAAATTTACTGCATTATTAAATCGGTCTTTTAAATTATATCCTTCGTAGTAATTACCATAGACTAATCTGTTGCCCATTAGTGTTTGTGCTTGGGCTTTTAATGGCACATTGTCATAAAGCCTAAGTATTTCGTTTTCAGGCAATACGGTAAATATTTTTTGGTTATCAAAATTAAATAAGAAATTATTATTGTCACCTAACCCCATTACGGCTTTGTCAAATCTCTCAATTATTTTAATTGTAGGGTCTGACATGTCTTTAAATAGCAATTCTATTCCTGTGACCAACGGGCCTCCAGTATTAAAAGTTATATCAACAGCATTAATGGTATTAACCATTCCTTCATTTAAAAAACTAGTTGGTGTAAATTCAAAAGGACCAGCCCTAAAAGCTGGATTGCTAAATTGTGAGACGGCTGAAAACTCACCGTTTTGATATTGGTATCTATAAGCGAAACAAATAAACCTGTCTTCTAAAAAGGTTCCTCCATTTGGAATAGTTTTTAAAATAATTGTAGGCGCAGACACGGGTGGTTTTTTAATAACTAGTATACTTTCGGCGCTAAATTGATCTATATATGACATGCTATATTGTTAAAGTATAAGTTACACCATCTACTAAAGTTAATCCACTAATCTGCAAAGGCCCTGTCGCTTCAGGATTATATGCCGCTCCTTTTTCATCAGTATAAGACAAAATACTTACTGAATAATTAGCGGAAAATATTCCACTAGATCCATCACTACCTGATATATTACCAAATATAATTCCAGTTCCTGGGTTAGATGTTCCTGAAGACAATATTAAACCAATTGTGGTTGTACCATCAGAAAGCTGATGAAACATTGTAAGTGCCAATCCAGTCGCGTCGTTTGCACCTTGTATTCCATAACCAGGAGTTGTTGGAAAACCTGTAACGATCGGGGTGTTTTGATTAAAAGCAGTACTACCAAACGTATAACATCCAGTCCCTGGTAAATTAATTTGTGTCGTTGTTGGTGCCGCGCCTACGCCTGTACCGCTTGTGGCTCCTGGACAACCCAACAAAGTTCCTCGATGAAACCCTACAGATCTAAATCCACCAACCGAATAACTCCCAGCAGTAAACACAAATGCCACTGTTTGGTTAGGATTGGTTATTGTTATGGATCCAGCTATTGGTTCTGCATATGCGTTTCTAGTATTAATAAACCTTGGAGGGTTTAAAAAATCAGTAAAAAACAATAAATCGCCGACTTTGTCTGTACCTGTAATTAAGTATTGTGGATTAAAATTTAAGGTTGTATTTTCTCCCGTCCCGTCATCTATACTAATTACATGATAAGTCAACTGTCCAGTTAATACATTTAAAGAAACAATCATGTCAAGCTTTCCAGTATCGCCTAAAGAAAAGTTAGGGTCATGCACAAACCAATATAAAGTTTCATTAGCTCCATCTTCATAAACTCCAATTGTTCTAGCTTCGCTACTTAAAGGTGTATTTGTAGCAGTTATAGGATCTATAAAATATAACTCTGTTAATCTAGAATTACCTTTAGTGTTTTCTACCGACCCTACCTCTGACTCTTCAGTAGAGCCAAGCCTAACATTTAACGCATCAACATACTCGCCGTTAGGTAGCAGCCTTTCGTCAAGGCTTTTATTCATTCGCCCTAATACAAAATTTCTTTGCGTTTTTGCCATTTTATTTTAGCCACTTGTTTTCCCCCCTCATGTTCATCAACAAACGCCCTGGGTGAATATTACTTAACCGTATTTTTGCATTTCTTAATAATGCTGTTTTATCTTTTCGTGCTCTATTTATTATATATTCTTGTACACCAAACTTACTATTTAATACTGCATACTTAATATAGGCGTAAATGTAATCTTCAAAAAGCTTATTTAAAGTAACTTGAGAATCATCTCCACCTTCCATGCCATCCGAAATGTATTCTAATATACACTGCTCGTTAGCCATGGTAGAATTAAAATTAATAACCCCTGCCTTCTTATCTATTGTAAAGGTAGGGTTGATGTTGGCTGTCTCTGTGTTAAGCCCGTAGCGAGCTCCTATGAAAGTATCGTAATAGTCCTCATTGTAAGGTGGATTATTATCTTGATCTAGACTAGCTTGGTTCAAGTAAATGCTATTTAATGACCCATCTTGTCTTGACGAATCTAAGGTGGATGTTTGAGTGTTTACATTATCATCCGCATCATAAGTAAATGTAGCTGTTGCTGATTGAACGTATGATAGTGCCGACTGAACTTGTATGTTTTCAACTAGCGGCCTTATTGTATTGTTTTTAAACAAAGAGACACGTACCCAATTTATATAGTCAGAGGGTAACACAAATCTTAAATCAGAATAAACAGTAAGCTGCAATGATTTAATTTCTTTAAAAGCGTCATAGTTTAATTCTTGGATACCACGCTTAGCATGAAATAGTATTTTAAACCTGTCTTCATTATTAATCAATGAATGGTTTCCGTCATACATTAAAAGAAAGTTGTTTACAATATCAGTCAAACTAACGTACTGATAAGAGCCCCAATTTAAATCCGTTGGGTTGACGCCATCATTAGTGTAATATTTTTTTTGATCTATGTAAGCCATAATTATTGTTCTTGATTTTGCATTTGTTCTTCAACTTGACCAAACTTAAACACATCTCCCTCTCTAATTGATATTCCAACGTATTGAAGTATTTTAGAAACCAAATCATTTCCATCATCAATAGGCAACTCAAAATCTTGATAATCCGCTTGGCTCTGGTCAAATATAGGAGCACCCCCAGCAATTGTTGTAAAAGTCCACTTAGGATCTTTGGGGTATCTAATGTATTGTGCGACTACTTGGCCCATAGCAGATACGGAGTTGGGGTGTATTGTTATGCTATTTGCTTCCTGAGTATAAGCTGGATATGTAATGTTAGGAGCAGTAAGTAATGAATTATTTAACATTGTTATTTTACTACTATTAACGAGCTCCGCTTCAGCTGACAAATTTGATGATGAATATATTTTATAATCTTTTCCCGTTGCCGTAATTAAAGTTGTATTGATTGTTAATGTAGTGGTATTTGTAAAGCCTACTATTAAGGCAGTAGTAACGACGTTGTCGCTTAATACTATAGAAAGTGTTTTGCCTACCAAGTCAGCTGTAAAATTAGCCGCTGCATCTATTAATTCATTACCAGCGTTTGCTCCAGCCACTCCCGTGTTTGTTCCAGTGGCTGTTATTGTAGAGTAAACTAAAACTTTATTTAATAAATAATAATCTGAGCCAGTAGTCGCAGTGGTCGGCATTAAGTAAACATTGCCTAAGCCTGTTGGTGCTTGAGCTGTGGCCGTAGTATAAGTTTGTGCTAAACTAGCTGTATTTGAAAAAGTATCAATAACTTCTTCATAGCCCTTTTTTAAATCTGCATATCCCGTGCCTGATAACCTAGCGTTTTCTTCATTTATCTGCTGATTGTATTGAAAAAAATACTCATCAAATAAATCTAATTGTGCTTGTTTAGCAAATAAGTTGAAATCACTCGGTGAAATATAGCCATAGTTATTCTTATTTATGATTGCTAAAACTGTATTTCGTACAGAATTTATCATTGTTATTCTTTTACACAAAGATAAGTAAAAAAAAAAGAGGTCAATTTTTGTTGACCCCTCTTTAGATAATTAAGTTATTC